TTTGAAAGAGAAACATTCATCATGACTATAGGATTCAATCATTTAGGAAGACACGGTAGACTGGGCAATCAAATGTTTCAGTATGCAGGACTACGAGGCATCGCAGCACATAAAGGATATGACTTTGCTATTCCTCCTAGTGACTTCAATGACGAGTGGAATGATCATCAATTATTTGAGGCATTCAAACTTACCGGTCTTACAAATATAGAACAAATTCCCGGACCATATGTACAGGAAGCACACTTTCATTTTGATCAAAACTTATTTGATAATATGCCTGATGGTCACAATGTATATGCCTATCTACAGAGTACAAAATATTTTGAACATATAGAAGAAGAGATAAGAGAAGATTTTGAATTCAAGAATGATATACATTTACCATGTAAAGAGATGATGAATACACTGCAAGATCCTATTGCATTGCATGTTCGTAGAGGTGACTATATACAAAACAGCGATAACCATCCACCCTGCCCCAAAGAATATTATGATACTGCATTGTCAAAGTTTGATAACGATCGTACAGTGGTTGTTTTTTCTGATGATCCTGAATGGTGTGGCACTGAGTTCCCTGACGACAGGTTCCTTATATCAGAAGGTGGTGACAATCTTGCAGACATGTGTATGATGACTATGTGTTCTGATTTTATTATTGCTAATTCATCATTCTCTTGGTGGGGTTCCTTCTTATCACGTAATCCTGATAAGAGAATCATTGCACCGAAGAAGTGGTTTGGCACTGGATATACTAAGAACCACGATACATCTGATTTATACTGTGATAATTGGGAGGTATTATGAAGAAAAAAACCAAACAACAAAAACTAAGAGAAACAGAACCACCTCAACTTGGAAAAGATCTTCAGTTCAAAGAAGATAATAGTAAGATGGAACTTCCCGGTTGTACTTATATGATACCACTGAGAGTTGAAACTTCAGATAGAATGAGAAACATCATAACCATCTTATTATACTTTATAAAAAATATTAAGGCACCCATAATAGTAAAAGAGTTTGATAAAGAATCAATATATGAGTCAGCAGTTCTACCACAGATATCACAGATTGCTACAGAAGAAGAACTAAGTCAAATCACACATGTATTTGAACAGACAGATGAGTTTGTTTTTCATAGAACTAGATTGATCAATGATATGATCATGATGGCAGACACACCATTTGTATGTAACTATGATTCTGATGTGCTGCTACCTTTCCAGACACATTTTTATGCTAATACATTTTTAGCAAAGGGATATCGTCCACCAGAAGAACCATTAGACAGTCCACTACAACCAGTAAAGGTTGTTTATCCTTATGGTTATGGTATGTTTCAGCAACAAGTTTTTGCTGATGATAATACAGTTAGTAATTTTATCAATAGTAATTTTAATTTTCATGCATTTGATGGTAAGTTGAGACCATATGATGCAAAGTTTGGTTTCTGTCAATTCTTCAATAGAGAAGAATACATCAGACTAGGAATGGAAAATGAAAAATTTATATCATATGGATATGAGGACGATGAAAGATATCATAGATTCAATATGTGTTCTGATGTTGTTAGAATAAATGATACTGTTTTCCATTTAGAACATAAGAGAAGTCAGAACTCATGGTTCACCAATCCTCATATAGAAGACAACCGTAAGGAATGGGAGAAACTAAAGTTCTATGGTAAAGAAAAACTTGAAGAGTATTATCAAAACATTGACTACATGAAGAGGCGATTTGGACAAGAACAAAAGTAAATATAAACTTGCAGGTCTGCCACATGTTTACTGGTTGAACTTAGATAGGTATACTGATAGACAAGAATACATGCTAGATCAACTAGACCATTGGGGTATTGAAAATCACACAAGAGTCTCAGGTATTGATGGAAAGGAGGATGATCCGTCATCATATTTGAAAGGAAGAGTCCCAGAAAATATGAACCCCGGTGAGATAGGTTGTGTTCTCACTCATCTTAGTGCACTCAAACATTTTGTGGAAGAGACTGATTATGATGAAGTCATGATTATGGAAGATGATGTTGATCTATCCACTGCAAAAAATTGGACATTTACATGGAGAGATGTAAGAAAAAAGTTACCTATAAATTTTGACACCTGTCAATTTACGATTATAAATCCTAACGGAATACAATTAAAATTACATCATAGATTTATAAATGATTTTTCTGCTGCATGTTATATTATAACTAGACATCATGCCACAAAAGTGCTAAGATGTCATCAGCGTGGTAACTCATGGAAGATAGATCAAAACATCAGACCACGAGCAGTATCAGAAGATCTAATATTAGATAGCGGTAAGAGTTATGCTCTACCAATATTGAATTATAGACTTGATATGGGTTCTGCTATTCACGAGGAACATATAGATATATTTCATAAGGATAGTAAGCAAGGACTTGAAGAGTATTGGAAACTAAATGGTCAAGATATTTTACTTGATCAGATTATGGAACTAGATGAATACGTCGGACGTATTCCACCATCTGCCTACACACAACAATCATCATGACAGAACAAACACCACCACTAGGTAAGGATCTTCCTTCACTTTTGAATCCAGAGAAGATACATACGATGGTCTTCAATGAAGGCATCGGAGTGCTAGAAAATTTTGCAAGTAAAGAGTGGTGTAAAATATTGATTGATGCTTTCGAGTTATATAATGGACAAAAATTATCAAAAAATATATTAGATGATCATTTTCATTTAGATGCAACAGCAGATGGGAATAGTCAATTTGCTCAAGGGCAACTTGGTAGACATGATGAGCAACTATATCTTGAGGTAGCAGATACAACATTAGCGACACATACTAATGCGATTATAGGTAGTGCTTTTGAATATTATGCAAGGGAATATCAAGGAGTTACAAATAGTGCTGACCCAGTGTCATCATGGACTTGTAAATTGCAGAAGACAAAAGCAGGAGGAGGGTATCATATTTGGCATTGTGAGGATGGTGCTTTTCTTTATAGAGATAGAGTCCTCACATGGATGATATATCTGAATGACATTCCAGTAGAGAACGGTGGTGCAACAGATTTTTTACATCAAAAGTGTTCCTTTCAACCTACTGTAGGAACTATGGTTATGTGGCCAGCGACATACACTCATATGCATCGTGGATCATTTTTGACAGGTGATATAGCAAAATATATTGCTACAGGTTGGTTCCTTAGAGAACCCGGTAATGTTACAAACAGAATTATAGGAGAAGGTCTTGGCACTATAGCATCTACTCCCACACTTAATCAGTGATTATATTCACTGCTAATATAAATGCCTATGACAACATCCCCGATCATTTTTATGATGGGGATGTCAAGTATGTGATGTTCTATGATAAACCCATAGAAGAAAAAGGTCCGTGGGAATTTGTAAAATTAGATTGTAAGTATGATGATCCGATTCTAAATGCATATCATACAAGATGTATGTCTCATTTGTTTTTTGATGAACCTCATGTATGGATTGATGGATGTTATACTATGACGGAACAGTTTATAAAAAACTCAAAAGAATTTCTAGACAAGAATGAAATAACACAGATGAATCACCCTGCTAAAAGAACTTTATTAGGAGAAGTGCTGAAGACATATCGTTTAGGATTCGTGCCAGAAGAAAGATTATATAGATGGTGTAAAAAAGTTGCTGCATCTGGATTCAAAGCATCATACTTTGATCATACAATAAACTGTTGCTTGTGGAGACATAGCACAAGTAAAGTAAAGGAATGGAATGAATACTATTGGGATTATCATTTTGTTGATGGTGAATTTTGTCATCATATTGGACAGGCAACAGCAGGTATAGCAGAGTATCTTGTCTTTGGTAGAAACAGAATAACAAGAGTGCCCTTGCAAGTTGATCTGTCACAATCAACTAGAGCAAAAACTTATGCAGACTCTTATAATATATCTGTCAACGAAAATGAAAACGAATTCAAAAAGAAAGCACGTAGAATCCTAAAAGCAGTCGTATGATAATATATACTTGCATCACTAATGGATATGATGTTCCAGAGGGACATTATATAGACCCTGATGTAAGATATGTTTTATTGCATGATGGTTCTGTGAGTGTCCCTGATGGTTGGGAAGGTATTGATGTAAGAGAAACATTCAAGTGTGACGAACCAGTAAGGCAATCATACTATCCTAAGATAAATCCACATATGTTTTTTGATAAAGGTGAGGATACTGTTTGGTTAGATGGTGGATATCGTATCACAAAACATTACGTAGATTTTTGTAGAGAACAATTTAGACAAGGAGATTTTACAAGACTACAGCATCCAGAAAAATGCACCTTCTATGAAGAGATGATGGAAGGTTTTATGTGTCAATATTTTTCCTTTGATGATGTGATAGCAGCGACAAAAACATATGCTGAAGCAGGAATGAACTTCAGAAAATATGGTAGCATATTGTGTACATCAATATGGAGAACTATCAATGATAATACCATAGCATTCAATAAACTTTATTGGAAATATTATGACATGCATTATATTATTACAGATCAGATGGCATTTCATCTGTCGATGCAATTGAATAATTATTATGCAAGAGTCATTACAGATCGCGATAGTGTTGGAATATTAGGTCATGCAGGTAAAGTGAATAGAAGAGGTCCAAGACCTAAGTATGGTATTAAAGGACAGCAATCACGAGAGATGGAACTTGTACAGGAGATGTATAAGTATACAAAACTACACCCTAAATTTTATTACAAAAGAGATTATACTTATCTAATGAAGAGGCATGGTCTATTATGATATCAGTTCATCAGCATTGGGATCCACTAAAAGTATGTGTAGTAGGTAGATGTTATCCACCAGAATATTTTAATTATATTCAGAACTTGAAAACTAGAGATGTGTTTCATCGCATCGCCGAAGAAACTGAGGAAGACTTTCAGAAACTTACATCATTACTTCAAAAATTTGATGTAAAAGTTATCAGAACTGATATCTCAGATAATCCAGAGGATCACAAGAGACCTCATGGAGGTATGATGTCACCGCCCATGGCACCTAGAGACTACACTGCTATGGTAGGGTCTAAATTTTTCATGCCCGGAGAAAATTTTGGAAAAAATTTTAATATTGAGGAGGAACTAGGTAAGATACTTCATACAAGTTCATTGAGAATGAACACCCTGTCAGATACACAGAAAGATCTGTTGCAGTACATTTATGATCTTACTTTTCCCGGTAGACCTGTGTCACCAACTACTCAAGCAATGCTCCTAAAATCTTTGAAGAAAAATAAATGTTATAGAGACTTATTATATGGAATTGATATTGAAGATCTCAAGAATGTTATATTTCAAGGACATACAAATACAATCGGAAAGATATCAAAGTACGAACACAATGATAAAACATATCCTTTCAGGACATTGGAAAAATTTGTAAAGGATAATGGAAATGAAATTGTATATGATCAGTACATAAATTCAGCATCTATGATAAGAATGGGTAAAGATTTGTTCTTTGGTTCTGGTAATATCATCAGTAAAATAAATGAAAATAACTTTATGAAAAAATGGAAAAAATTATTTCCTGACTATAATATACATTCAATAGATACTCCCGGACATACAGATGGGACAGTGTGTCATGTAAAACCCGGATTGATTTTGAGTATCAAAGGTGCTGAACATTACAAAGATACCTTTCCGGGATGGGAGGTCGTAACATGTGATGAAGCAATGAAACCATGGACTAAAAATAAGAACAAAAATTATTCAAGGTACTGGGTTCCTGATGCAGGAGATGATTTTTATGATTATGTAAACGAATGGATGGATGACTGGGTAACTTACGTGGAAGAGACAGTCTTTGATATTAATATACTGGTAATTGACGAAAAGAATGTTGTGTGTAATAATGTAAACAAGAAAGTATTTGATGCCTTTGAAAAACATGGCATCACACCACACATTCTCAACTTTAGACATAGATACTTTTGGGATGGTGGATTACATTGCATCACATCAG